GTCAGGATCTGTGTATATCTACGGACTGACATTCCGTGGAGGAAATGGTTCTGGCGGCTGCGCGCTGTACTTGAAATACAACAGCTTCGTGATGTTCACGCTTGACCACTGCACGCTGTCGCTGGGCGCGACCGGTGCGGGCCGCATATATCTCAATCGGCAGTCAAATTGTCTGACGAGATTGCTCTCCTGTACATTCAACTTCTCAGACGCTCAGCAGTTTATCGACCCGCAGTCAGGAAACATAGAGATCACTAGCTGCGCTCTGTCAGGGACTGTTCCGACGGCGCTGCTCTCTCCGAGCACTCAGGGAGCGAGGGTGGTGATCTCCGATTCTGATATAAGTTCTCTCGGCTCAGGCCACTCTCTCGTGATCGCCAGTGCCCAGAACACGACCGATCTGCAGTTCGCCAACTGTAAGTTAGGGGCATCTGTTACTGTCAGTGCCACGCCCGCCTACCCAGGATGCGTGACGCCAGACGTGATAGTCTCTGATTCTGGAGCTGCCGGATACCGCCAAGAGCGCTATCGCTACGAGGGCACGCTGACACCAGAGACCACGATCGTGCGATCTGGTGGCGCGAGTGACGGCATCACTCCGATCTCGTGGAAGATCGTGTCGACGGCGAACGCACAGCCGATCGAACCTTTCCGCTGTTTTGAGATACCGATTTGGAACAGCACCACGGGATCTTCCGTCTCGGCTACCGTAGAGCTAGTCAACGACGGAACGACGCTCACGAACAACGACGTGTGGATGGAGATCGACTACCTCGGGTCAGCCAGCTACCCGCAGGCTACTCTCCTGTCCAGTGCACCAGCTACGATACTCACGGCTGCGACGAATCTGACGACCAGCAGTGCGACGTGGACGACGACCGGTCTGACGACTCCGGTGAAGCAGAAGATCACGCTCACTTTCACGCCGCAGATAGCGGGCTTCGTTTACGTTCGCGTAAGAGTCAGCAAGGCGTCAAAGACCATATACGTTGATCCTCTCGTCACCCTGAGCTGACGATGTCCCGTCAAGCGATCACAAGGTATGCCTACGAGAACGACAATGGCACCCGTCAGGCGGTAGCGCGAGGCGGCGCGTACTTGAACCTGAATGCCAGCACCGGCACTTCGCTGAGTCTGGCAGCGGCCACTTCCACAGCATCAGTCGCCGGTATCGCTTCCAGCAGCGCCAAAAGTTTTTCGTCCGCAGCGGCAACGTCCGCCGCATCCAGTCTCATCCTGAGTGACGCGAACGCTATTTCGTTCGTCTCGGCCGCAGCAGTAGCCGTCTCGATAGTCGCGAGCAACTCGGACACGCTGTCGGCTGCTTCGACGAGCGGCTCGGGCGCGGCGTTCGTTTTCAAGGAGAGCCCGACTTTCTCCTCGGTCTCTGTGACCGGAGCAGTGGCGCCGTTCTCTACGGCGCTATCGGTCACCCTGATCGCGGCTGTGGTGAACGGCACGTCCGCACCATTCGTATCGTCCACGGCCAACGCGCTGTCCGCAGTCTCAGCGACAGCTTCGTCCGCAGCGATCACGTACACGGAGAACCCTGCCTTCGCAGCGGTATCCTCTACCAGCGCGGTGACAGCGTTCGTTCCGTCGGATAGCACTGCGCTGACCGCGGTGGCGTCAACCGGCCTCGCAACAGCCCTCCTGTTTTCCGAACCGGTCGTCCTCGGGGCAGTTTCTGCGACTGGCAGTTCCGCCTCTCTGAGCATTCAGAAGAGCGTTGGTCTCGCGAGTGCCGCGGCAACCCCGACTGCGACAGCACTCGCAGCGACGCTCCCACCTGCTCTTGGTAGCGTGTCAGCTTCTCCTGCTCTCGGGTCGTTCGCGATCAGCACCTCTCACTTGCTCGGGGCCGCCTCCGCTGCGGGAGCAGCCGCGGGCCTGACGCCATTCTCGGGGAATGCTGTCACTCTCGGGTTCGCTTCGTCCTCCGCAGTGGCCGAGCCGTTCTCTCTGCAGAGCCAGACGAGCTTGAACCTGATCGCTGCGTCGGCGTCCGGCGCCGCGAATAGTTTTGGAACGAGCATGTCGCTCACACTAAGTTCCGTGTCTGCGTTCTCTGGAGCCTCGGCGTTCGGAGAAGAGTTCGGCGAGGGGTTATCCCCCGTCCACGCGAGCGGGCTGATAGGGTCGTTCTCGGTCGTGCTGTTCCCCGCGCTGAGCGCAGCCTCCGCGTTCGGCGCAGTAGGAGACTTCGATCTCGGACACATCGGTATCACTCCAGTCTCCGCATACGGCGACGAAGGAGTATTCTCTGCCGAGAAGACACTCTCACTCCACTACGCTGCGGCCAGCGGAGCAGCGGCGTCTTTCACGAGGTTCGGGTCCGGAGTGTACTTCCGCAGGACGTCATCCTTCTTAGGAGCCCGCGTCGGGGCTCGCCAGATAACTGGGTAGACCATCGTGGCATCGATCGTCCATAACACCGCGTACAATCGCTCGTTCCTGGTGGTCCAGTCCGGCGACCATTTGACCGGGCTGACCGGCGCGTCTCCGCTGGTCACGCTCTCCAAGAACGGCGGAGCATTCTCGCTCTCAGGCGGAGAAGTCACGGAGATCGGCAGCGGCTGGTACAGCATCGCGCTGACACTCGCCGATGCGGACACTCTGGGAACACTGGCGCTGCACGTCGTCGCGGCTGGTGGAGACCCGACAGACTTCATCGATCAGGTCGTGGCCGACGTGATTGGTACTCTGAGCGACACCGCCATCGTGCAGAACGCTGGCACCGCGTTCGCATTCCTGATGGTGTCGTCCGCTGACCACGTCACCGGGCTGACGGGAGCGTTCCCAGTCGTCTCACTGTCGAAGGCTGGCGGTTCGTTCGTTCCCGCGTACGGGATCGTCTCCGAGACGGGTGACGGCTGGTACCAGGTCGATCTGACCGCGAGCGACGACGACACGCTCGGTGATCTGGTGGTGCACGCAACGGCGACGAGCGCCGATCCGTCCGACTCGGTCGGGCAGGTCGTTCCCCTTACCGCGTGGCCCTACACCCTCACGAACTCTGCGAACGGCCAGGCGATCGAGGGTGCTCAGGTGTGGGTGTCTCGCGACGCTGCGGGCCTGCAGCCGATCACTGTGAGGCTGGTTACGGATTCGTCCGGCTCGGTGCTGCTCTACCTTCCGGTGGGCGCGCTGTACCTGTGGCGGAGCAAGGACGGATGGGTCTTCAACGACCCGCAGACGATCACCGTGGCGCCGGTCGGCAGCAGCTTCGGGACCGGAACGCTCGCCCCCGGCCCGGTGCCGGTGGCGTCGTTCTGCAGGCCGACGCTGAACGGGTTCCTGTTCTTCATCCGCCACTCCATGAAAATTCCGGCGTCGGTGCTTCCGAACGACTCGTTCGTGATCCCGATGGCGTACGAGACCGCGCTGCAGTGGGTGAATCGGGCCATCGCCGCCGTCAGCCCCCGCGCGTACGTGCTGGCGGTCTACAACCTCGGCGGCTCGAACGTCATCAACTACGCGGCGGATGACGATCCTACGGTGATTTATCGGAACTATGAGGACCAGCCACAGCCCTACTTCGAGTATTTCAGGGCACTTTGGAAGATCAACGACTTCGTGACCGGCGTTGTGCAGGCGTCGGGCGACAACTCCACCAGCGTGAGCCTCCAGCTCCAGGAGGCGTTCTCGAACCTCACTCTCGAGGACCTCCAGAACCTCAAGGACCCGTTCGGCCGCCGCTACATGGCGATTGCGCAGCAATACGGCACGCTGTGGGGGCTGACGACATGACCATGACCCTCCACCTCGGCGTCATCGACATGCCCTACAATCATGACCCCAAGGGCAAGACCACGGGCGACGTTGCGACGATCCTCGAGGAAAAGTACCACCTCATGAGGATCTTCTACGAGTACCACAAGCCGTTCGTCGCCAAGCAGCTCGAGCAGGGGCTGGCGGGAGCGCTGGAGTCTGTGCTGATGGGCGGTCCCATGCACGGCAACGCGTTCGGGCAGGCGTGCGACGAGATCGCGGACCTGTTCAAGACCGAGCTGGCCGAGCGCAAGTTCGACGGTCGCGGCATTCCCGGCGTGCCCACCGCGGCAAGCGGCGGAACGAGCAAGCGCCGCGGCGGCGTGAACCATCGCCTGAAGCACCCGTATCGCCAGTCCAATCCGGTGCGACCCTCATTTGTTGACACGGGGTTATTTTCAGAATCCGTAAAATGTTGGGTAGACTGATGACCGGAATCGACGAGGCTGCGGCAGGCAAGAACCAGATGGCGTCGGCGCTGGCCGCTGGCACTGATCAGGTCTCGCAGTTTCAGCAGATCACGTTCACGAAGTACCGTCGCCTGATCCTCCCGGCTGACGGGTTCGTGTTCTGGGTCAAGAACTCACTCCTGAACCCATCAGCGCAGCTCGACACCTCCACGCTCAACAGTTTCACGCCGAACGCACCGCAGGCACCGATTGATCCGTCGCGCTACACGGACGCGCAGCGGCAGGAGGCGATCCTGTCCTCGTTCACGGTTCCGGGTTCTCTGCACTACGCGACGAGCCTGGACCAGGGCGAGGAGGAGACATTCGCCACCAACACGGTCATCTTCACGTCCCAGGCGGAGGTCACTCGGCTCAACGACGTAGGCCCCGAGACGCTGTTCCTGGCCACCTACCAGGGCATCCGCTTCTCCTTCTCCAATCGTGAGGCGTTCTACACTCAGGCGGGTCTGTGGCACTACACTGGGCGCGCGGTATTCGCAGACATGGAGAGCCAGATCATCGAAGAGCCGCGGCAGCTCGACGCTAGCCAGCTCATCGTTTCCAACTCCCTTCCGATCTGGCTCGCGATGAACGGAGCCGGAGACCACGTGTGGGACCTTATCCCCCGGCCGCTGGTGCCGCTGTACCCGTCCTATCTGGTGGACATGAACCTTCCGCCTCCGTTCATCTCGGTCCACGTGGAGCCCGGTGGAACAGAGGCTATCGCCGCGGCCCCCACGTTCGCGGATCGGCTCTCGCAGGCACAGTTCACCAGGGATCACGTGAAGCTGACGCTGTTCGGCCTGAACAACGGCATGGCGCAGGACACGCTGGCCTGGATGATCCAGTACTCGCTGGACAACCCCGGCCTGCTGGGCATCTCGAACTCTCCCATCGTCCGTGACGAGAAGCGCCCGCAAGTCGAGCTGCAGGCTATCGCGCAGAAGAAGACGATAGATTTTGACGTGAACTACTACCAGTCGCGAGCGCGCGACACCGCTCGTCAGCTTCTGCTGATCGCCCGCGCCACCTATATCGCCGAGGATTTTGCGACCATCTTGGTCGCCTAGGAGGAATACATGGGTTATCCCAACTCACAGTCCAATCCCGCAGCCGCCACTCCGGTGTGGCTGGCTCCGCCCCCAGGCGCGAAGAGCAAAAACATCACGACGGCCACCAACACGCTCGTCAAGACCGGAAGCGGCGTGTTCCTCGGGATCACCGTCAATACGCCCCACGCAGGAGCCACCGCGACGGTCTACGACGGCACGGACGCCACGGGTACGCTGCTGGGCACGTTTGCACTTACGACCGCTGGCGGCATCACTGTGGCCGCTGGCGGCTCAATCTTCACGACAGGGCTCTACGTTGTTACTGCCGGAGCAACTCCGGCAGACGTGACCGTCGCCTACGTTTGAACCAACCGATAAAACCCCTTAGGAGATAACCGATATGCCTCAGTACCCCATCAAGTCCCAGGCTTACGTTCGCGGCCCCGGCGGCACGCTTCCCCAGATGCTCGGCGACAAGAGCGGACGCATCTACGCGTCCGAGCGGCCCGGTAACGGCTGGTTCGTCGACGAGACCAACGGAGACGACACCGCGGTCGGCAACTTCCTCTATCCGTTCGCCACGCTGACCGCGGCCAAGGCCGTCGCCGCGGATGGCGACACAATCTATATCATCGGCACCGTTCACATCTCTGCCACGCTGGTGTGGGATGTCAGTGGCGTCTCGCTGGTGGGTATCGACTCTCCGTCAAACAACAGCCGCGCCCGCATCTCGCAGACCGGCAGCGCGGTCTTCACACCGCTCGTCAGCGTGACGGCGCAGGGATGCACGTTTGAGAACCTCGCGACCTTCCACGGCTTCGCCAACGCGTCGGCGCAGGTCTGCTGGGCCGAAGCCGGTGGTCGCAACTACTACAAGAACGTTCAGTTCTTCGGCGGCGGCGACGCCACGGCCGCAGCACAGGCCGGGTGCCGGTCGCTCACAGTCGCAGGCAGCGGCGAGAATCTCTTCGAGAACTGCACCTTCGGGCTCGACACGATCGCTCGCGCGACGAACGCGAACGCCACGCTCGAGTTCCTCGCCGGAACGGCGCGCAATGTGTTCCGTTGTCCAACATTCCAGATGCTCTCCAAACTCGCCGGTAACGTCCACGTCAAGGCACTCGCCGCAGCTCTCGACCGCTACGCCTACTTCGACGAGCCCGCCTTCATCAACGCCGTCGAGTCCACCGCCGTCACGATCGATCAGGACATCTCGGCGAACGCCGCCGCGGGTGGTGCGATCCTGCTGAAGAGTCCGATCAGCCTCGGTGCCACGGCACTCGCAGCGGCCGGTCCGGTCTACATCGTGGGCACCACGCCCGTCGCGACAACTTCAGGCATCGCGATCAAGGCGACGTGATTGATGTGACTAAACAGCGTAAGCGAGTTGGTATCTATGCCATTTTTAAGTGTGGCACAGAAGACTGCTACGTGGGTCAATCAATTGATATTGATGGACGGTGGCATCGTCACATCAAATCGCTGATCAATAAACACCACCATTCCATCTATCTTCAGCGCGTGTTCAACAAATACGGAGAAGACGCGCTATCATTCCAAGTACTGGAAGTGCTCCATGAAGAAATCGATAAGCACGTACTAACCATTGCTGAACAAAAGTGGATGGATTTGTTGAAGCCACGTTACAACATGTGTCCAGCAGCGGCATCACCTTTGGGATTTCATCATAGTGCTGCAACTCGTCAGAAAATCTCAAAGGCAAAAACCGGGCAACCGTCTTTTTGGAGAGGTAAAACACCTACTGAAGAGACTCGTTTAAAAATGAGTGTCGCTAAAAAGGGAAAACCATCTACGTTTAAGGGACGGTGTCACACGCCAGAATCCCTAGCGCGAATATCAACGGCGAAGAATGGCTGTGTATCACCAAACAAAGGAAAGACCTGCTCTGAAGAAGCGAAACTAAAACAGTCTTTGTCGATGAGAGGACGGCCTTCTCCAACAAAGGGGATCCCACACACGCAAGAAACAAAAGAAAAGATGCGTCTTTCTGCTCTGAAGCGGTACGAACGCCCCGAAGAACGGGAAAAGGCAGTCCACGCAGGCAAATTAGGCGCTGCTAGTAGATGGCATAACCAAATCTCTTATGAAGGAGCCGCAATGTCATGAACCCCATCGTTGTAGTAAATGTGAGCCAAGTTCAGGCTCCGACGCCGAACAACCTCCAGAAGCTGGGCGCGCTGCTCTCCCAGGGAGGCACCACCCTCGCGGCCGGGGAAGACCAGCTCCTCACCCGTCTGGGGGATCTCACTCCGATACTCGCCGCCGCGCGCCCCCTGACCACTCTCACCTGGACCGGCAACGTCGCCACGGCCACGGTGCATGGCTTCGCGATTGACTCGGGAACCTACAACAGCTCCACGGGCGCGGTGGTTCTCACACTCCACACGGCCTCCACGTTCTCTCCCAGCGACTCGGTGTTCATCACCGGGGCTGCGGGCACGGGATCATTCGCCAGCCTGAACGGTTCTCAGACCGCCACCGCGGGCACCACCGGTGTCACACTCAAGTTCACGATCGCCACCGGCCTGACCCTGACCATCAGCGCGGGCGGCTTCGCCTACGTTCCGCACGGAGTAACTCCGGCGGCCACGTTCCTCACCACGATCGCCGGTGCCACACCCACCGTGTACAACGGCGCGTTCACGGCGACGGCCACCAACGCCTACCAGTTCACCTACGCGCTGGTGGGAACCGGTCTCACCTCCCCGGCCACTGGAACGATCACCTACCTACCCCAGAACGCGGTTGAGATCGTGCAGATGGCGACCAAGTTCTTCGCACAGGGAAACACCCAGAGCGTGTACGTGCTGGAGCTCGGCGCCAGCGGTCCCACCGCGGCCATCGCGGAGCTGGTGAGCTACGTCGAGGCACAGCCCGCACAGCCCTTCTACGCCTATCTCGTGCCGCGCAACTGGGACGGCGTGGCAGACTATCTCGCGCTGCTGTCCGACTATGAGTCCGACACTTCCAAGACCTACTTCTTCACCACCACTACGCTCGCCAACTTCGCAGACTACACCGCTCTGATGAAGGACGTGTTCTGGATGGTGCAGGCTCCGGGTACCGACACGACGGAGTTCTCCTGCGCTGCTCCGTTCTACGACTGGCTCAACTACAGCCCGTCAACGACGGACAAGGTCACTCCGTTCGCGTTCACCTACCTGTTCGGCGTCACACCATACCCGCTCAAGAACAACGCGGTCACGCTAGCCGAGGTTCAGGCGGCGTACGGTAACGTCGTTGGGACGGGCGCGGAGGGTGGAATCTCCACGGCGATCCTGCAGTTGGGCACCACGGCCGACGGCCGTGACGCGACCTACTGGTACTCGGTGGACTGGGTGCAGATCAACGCATACCGGCGCCTCTCGAACGCGGTCATCAACGGATCGAACAACCGCGTCAACCCCCTGTACCTGAACCAGAACGGCGTCGATCGGCTCCAGGCGGTGCTGGTGGGGCTCATGAACAGCGGCGTGTCCTACGGGCTGGTGCTGGGCAGCGTGGTCCAGACGGCGCTCACACAGGACGACTTCAACGCCGCGTTCGATCGGGGAGACTTTGCGGGGCGCTGCGTCGTGAACGCGATCCCGTTCACCGACTACTACTCGCTGAACCCGTCGGACTTCGAGATCGGTAAGTACGCGGGCTTCTCGATCATCTACACACCGAACCGCGGCTTCACGCAGATCGTGGTGAATATCGTCGTCACAGACTTCGTTGCCCCGTAGGAGGAGCTAGAGCATGCCCGGTAATCCCAATGTGCCTCAGGGCACTCTTATCCGCGTACGCGCGGCAGTCATCATTCCAAACTTCAGCAGCCTGAACGTCACGGCGTCTTATCTCGGCGAGGAGATGATCCGCATCTCGTTCAGCGGTCCGGCGACCACCCGCATCAACGTGGCCACCGGGCAGGTCATCTCTCCCGAGCCGTACATCCCGGCCGTGGTGAGGATCAATCTCCTGAAGACCCAGGCGCTCGCCGGGGCCTTCAAGCGGCAGATGGAGGCCAGTTCGGTGATCGGCGACGTCACCGTAATTCCGGACGCGACGACATTTCCGCCGTACACGTTCAGCAACTGCTCGCTGGACAGCGTCGAGCCGATCGACTTCAACGGCAAGAACCCCGGCTGGACGATCGATATCGGCGGCACGTATCATGTGAACTCGGACCTGTGGGGCTGAGCGAGACCCCACGCACTTCACAGGAGGGAACCGTGAAGGTAGACCAGAGACTCAACTTCGTCATTCCGATCTACAGGTCCGTGGTGGTCAAGACCACGGACCCACTCACCAAGAAGGATCTCGAGCGCGAGGAGGAGCAGGTGGTGGGGTACGTCCACTCCGTGCCGATCCGTCGCGAGACCTTCGAGCGCTACTTCATGGCGCTCAGCAAGGCTTACGCGGCCATGTACGGCCAGGGGCTGAGCATCATGGCGGCCCCGCGCGTGGCGTCCTACCTGCTGAAGCAGGCAGCGCAGGACATCGGAGACTGGGACGGAGAGGACGGAGTCGAGAAGGGACTGCTGGGCGAGATTAACCGGCTGTCGAGCTACATCAGCGCTGGTCCCGGGGGCTGGGAATCTCTGCCCCTGGAGACAGCACTGTCGAGGAAGATGATGAGCGACGACGACGTGGAGGAGGCCACGAACGCCGTCGCTTTTTTTATTGTCAACTCGTCCATGCAGCGCAGGACGGACCTGAAGGTGACTCTGGATGGCGCTGCGAGGCTGTGGGGTGCGCAGGTCTCCTCATTGAGTTGTACGGAGTTTCTCGCTTCCTTGAAGACGTCGACCGGGGCCGCGAATACTGGCGGGACTGTGGCCCCGCCACCGATGCCGCCAAAGGCAGCAGAGTCACAGATACCACACTAGACTGGGCGGCGGGTCCGGGCTTCTTTCGACTGATGCACAAGTACAGCCTGGAGTGGAAGTTTGAGACCGCGCAGGCATACCGGATGAGACACGTTTTGGCGATGAGGAGAGAATAGCGTGACGGTCAAGTCGGTAATCGACATTGATCTACAGGGCAGCGATGAGTTCCAGGAGTTCGCCGCTCTATTCGCGCGATACCAGGAACAACTCGCCAAGACGCCGTCTGCGTGGGCCGACGCCAGCAAGGAGGCGAAGGCGTCTTACTCTACGTTCACGCACATCGCCGCAGCCCTGATGACCCAGAACGCGCTCACCAAGAAGCGCGAGGGCCTGGAACGAGAGACCGGTAAGCGTCTCAAGGAGAATTCGGGCTATTGGGACAAGATGGTTCGCGGCTCGCGCGAGTTCGCGAGCAACGTGACCGGAATAACCCGAGACCTGCTGCGCTGGGCGTCCCTGGGGAGCATCTTCACTGGCCTGGTGGGCGCTGGCAGCCTGTTTGGACTGGACCGCCTTGCGGACAACGTGAACGCCCAGCGCCGCGCCTCTATGGGCATGGGAATGACCTACGGCGAGCGCCGGGCCTTCGAGGTGGACTACGGACGAGTCGTCGAGCCGGGGTCGTTCCTGTCGGGCGTGCAGGAGTCCCTCCAGGACCCGTCGAAGCGCGGCGCGCTGTACGCGGCCGGTCTCTCCGAGCGGGACATCGCGGGCAAGGACACCGCCGAGGTTGGCACCGCGCTCATCTCCAAGATCAAGGACTTGGTGGACCGCACGGACCCGCGCTACCTTCAGACGGTGGTGCAGTCGCTGGGGCTCACGCAGTTCGGCTCGCTGCAGGACTTCCAGCGGCTGAAGGCCACGCCGCGGGCTGAACTGGGCGAGTACGCCGCGGCATACCAGAAGGACAAGACGGTGCTGGGTCTCGATCCCAGGGGTCAAAAGGTCTGGCAGGACTTCTCAGTGCAGATGACCCGCGCCAAGTCGAAGATCGAGAATGTCTTCGTGCGCGGGCTAGAGCCGCTCATCAACCCCCTGAACCACCTGTCCGAGTCGGTGGTGAAGGCCATCGACACGTTCATGTCCAGCAAGAAACTGGGGTCGTGGATCGAAGAGTTCGGCAAGGGCATCGAGCACGTCGCCTCGTACCTGTCGGACGACTTCCAGCGGCGCGCTCAGAACTTCGCCGAGGACATCGGAGCGCTGGCGTCGGCCATGGCTGACGGCCTGCGGGCACTGGGTGTACTGCCGCAGCGTCCAGGGGACCGTCCGCCGTTCGACTTCAAACATGGAGCTGGCGGCGTCGTTCAGAGCACGCTGGACCGCGCAGAGGCAGGGGGTATCAACACGCACCTGTTCTTCGGAACCGGGAAGCATCCCACTCCGGAGAACGTCGGCAATCTGCGGCCGGTTGGAGCTTCGTCCGGGTACAAGCTCTACCCGAACCAGGAGGCAGGTATTCGAGACCTCGCGGCGGACCTGCGCTACAAGGCGCGCGTCCGTCACCTGGACACCATCAGCAAGATCATCGACCGCTACGCATCCGGCCCCGGTGATGACCCTGAGTCGTACAAGCTCGACGTGTCGCAGACCACCGGTTTCGGTATCGACCAGCCTCTGGACTTGGGGAACAACCAGGTTCTGTCGAGCTTCATGGCTAGTGTCATCAAGCACGAGAAGGGGTTCAAGAACAAGATCCCCAAGGAGGCGATCCTCCGTGTCCTGGAGGGCAGCCAGCGGCCCACGGCGACCACCAGACGGCAACAGGATTCTGTTGGAATACGAGACGTTTCGGTGGGTGCAGTCAACGCGCCACCTCCGAAGCACGAGTCAACAGCAAGTCAGGTTGCCGCTGCAGTGAGTGCCTACATGAAGTTTAGCGGCAAGATTGGTAAAGCCGTCGCTGGAGGAGAGACGCTGCAGGAGGAGATGAAACGTGCTCACGAGAGTAAGAAGGCCGTGAAACACAAGTCGCCGCCGTCCGTTACCCTCAGGGTGCAGAACGAGACCGGAGGCAACGTCGTCGTGCAGTCCAGCCAGCTCACCGCCACGCCCGGCCTGCGGAGCACCAACGCCCGATGAACCTCGCGCTCGCAGCATGGAAGTTGACGTTCCAACTTTCTCCGATTGTGTTGACGAACGGTATCGCGACGAACGTGCCGGGCGGCATGCTCCCGATCATTGTGTTCACCGAGGCGCTCAACTTCATCGACGGTCTCCTGATCGGCACCGAGGATATTGAACTCGATGGGTTCTTCGCCAACTTTGAGCCCACGACGGGCGCCACGCTGATCGATCAGGAGATCGGCCACTACCCGTTCGCCAATCAGGCCGTAGCCGCCAACGCCGTCATCGCGCAGCCGCTGACGGTCTCCATGCGGATGCTGTGCCCGGTGAAGGACATCGCCGGATACCCCCTCAAGCTGGCCACCATGATGGCGCTGCAGGCCGCACTGACGCAGCACAACGGTTCCGGAGGCACGTACACCGTCGTCACGCAGTCGTACTTCTACACCAACTGTATCATGACCGGCATGCGGGACGTGTCGTCCGAGGAGAGCAACCAGCAACAGTTCATCTGGCAGATGGACTTTGAGCAACCCCTGCTCACGCTGCAGTCCGCGCAGCAGGCGCAGAACTCCCTGATGAGTAAGTTGACTGGAGGCACCCAGATCAATGCAGATGACACCGGAAGCGTCGGCTGGTCCGGGCTCTCACCCACCGTCGGTCAGCCGCCGTCACTCGCCGCGTCATCCATCATCCCATCGGGAAGCAGTGCGGGCACGGGCGTCTCTGGGCTCTCTGGCGGAGGTGGCGGTCAGTGACTACGTTTCAGTTCGTTCCCACGCCGCAGGCCCCGTTCCAGTTTCAACCGACACTTGACGGTGAGAGCTATAGCGCAACGGTCATGTGGAACGTATCTGGTCAGCGCTGGTATCTGAATTTGAAAGACCTCAGCGGCAACCTGATCGTGAATCTGCCGATCATCGCGTCTCCGCCGAGTCGAAACCTCCAGGCGCTCTCCTGGGTGCGCGGTGCGTCACTGGCCGTTACCGCTTTGCCGCACGGGTTCAAGTTGGGATCAACGATTCGGCTGAGCGTGGCAGATTGTCTGCCCGTCGCGTATAACGGGATCATCAACGCGCTGATCACTGGTACGATGACGTTCTCCTACCCGCTAACAGCCGACCCCGGCCAAGCGACGGTGCTGGGAACGGCCGGTTTCGAGGTCAACCTCGTGGGCGGGTACTTCTCGTCGCGCATGATCTTTCGTGCGACGTCGCAGCGGTTTGAGGTCACGCCCTAGTGCGATACTACTCCATCAAGATCACCAACCCACAGACCGGAGCGCTCATCGTTCCACCGGTGTTCAAGAACGCCGGAATGGATGCCAGCTACACCAGCTTCGTGAAGGGCAAGACGATCTCGGGTGCGCAGAACATCGAGATGGACATGTCCGTCGTGGCGCTGGGGTTGCCTGAGGGTGGCACCGTTCCTTATCTGCGAGTGTGGGGAGTCACGCTGTATGAGATCAGCCAGGCGTACCAGATCGACGGCATGGCGATCCAGGTGTTCGGGGGGATGCAGAAGGGTCTTCCGCTCGCCAATCCAGATCAAGCCGGGCTGCTGTTTCAGGGATACGTCTTTCAGTCATTCGGCAACTGGATCGGAACCGACATGACGCTGGACATTCAGTTATCGGCGTTTCCGAGCAAGTCCACACCGTCCGCCAAGCCGATCGTCATTCCGCCGAATCTGACGCTGTCGTGGAAGAAGGGTACCAAGCTATCGGACGCTCTGAAGCAGACGCTCACGACGGCCTACCCCAGCTTCAAGTCACCGACCATCAGCATCAGCGAGGACGTGGTGGCCCCCGAGGACATCACCAGCTACAGCGAGGATGTGACCGAGCTGGCGAAGTTCGTGAAGGCGCGCAGTGCTGAGATCGTCAACAAGGACACGTACAGGGGCGTAGACATCGCGGTCAAGCAGGGCGCGTTCAACGTCTACGACGGGTCTACCCAGTCTGATCCCAAACAGATCGCGTACCAGGACATGATCGGTCAGCCCACCTGGGTTCAGCCAGCGACTATCCAGGCCAAGTTCGTAATGCGATCGGACATCGCGGTGGGTGACTTCATCAAATTCCCGAAGTCCCCAGTGGTGTCGTCGGCGCAGTCGGTGTCGCCGTTCGTGAACGAGAAGCTCACGTTCCAGGGTTCGTTCTTCGTGCAGCGCGTGCGGCACGTGGGCAACTTCCGTCAGGCGGACGCGGCGTCGTGGGTCACGGTGGTGGACGCTGTCACACAGCCGGTGGCCGACACTGCCACAGTCCCTGCAAAGGCTGCAGCCTGATGGCGAACGGCTCCAACGCTCAGAAGACCCCGTTCGTCCGGACGATCAACGAGTTCGCTCAGTCCAAGGTCTCCGCTGCGCTCCAGTTGCTCGGGAAGTCCCTCCCGGCTTCCGTGGTAGCGGTCAACGGTTCCATCGTGACGGTGAAGTTCGAGATAAAGACCACCTTCACGCTGCCGCAGGTGACCGTTCCCATAGCCACGAGCCAGTGGCGCAGGGAGCCTACACAGGTCAGAGACATGGGAGTCGTGCGGCCCTCCGACGCTCCCCTGGGAGCCATCAGCGGGCTTGGCGCTCCCACGGCAAGTCTGGTCACACTCGCTAACCTGGAGGCTCTGGTGTGGGAGCCGGTCGCGAGCAAGAAGTGGCCCGCAACTCCAGACCCGAATGCCTACGTAATCTGGGGGCCGAACGGCTTCATCTGCAGTGACACGGGCGGAAATTGCTCCATCGTAGGCGACACGGAGAACATCGTTGTCACCGCCAAGACGAAGCTGACGCTGAATGTTGGGAGTTCGTCCATCGTCATCGAGAATTCCGGCGTAACAATCAACGGGGTCAAGTTCGACACGAGCGGCAATCTTACGAACGCGGCGAACATCACGGGGACCGGGACCATCTCTCTTGGTGGCGGGTCGCAGTTCATAAAGCTCGCTGACGGATCCAACTCGACCAAGGTGAAGGCGACGTGAGAACCTACGGACGGATCACAAACGCGGATGGCTCCAAGAGCTGGGTCAAGGTCGAGACAGACGACCAGGGCTACGACGATCTGGTGTGGGTGGTCACGCTGGCTCAGGCGCTGCTGCTGAACCTGAACGAGTCTCCATTCTACGCGGACTACGGCATTCCGGGCAAGAACGCAGTCATCCAGCAGATTGCTCCTGACTTCTACGTGGCCAGAGCGCAGCAGCGCTTCGCACAACATTTCGCGAGCCTGGTGGTGGCGCGCGAGTATGCCAACCCGCCGACTTACCGCATCAACGTCACGACGAACCAGGGTTTCAAGCTGAACACCAGCATTCCGGTGCCACAGTGAGCGAGGACAGGACGTGAGCTCAACCGAATTCCCTCTCATCATGACCCCTCAGGGCGCGGTGCCCACTCCGCCCGCGTCTCTGAACGCACAGCTCATCGCCCTGGCACAGTCGCTGTCACCAGGACTCACGGTGAACCTGCCGGGATCGATGATCGAGGATATCTCGTCTACCGACACCGGTGCTCTAATCATCCTCGACCAGATGCGAGTGGACTACGTCAACTCGATCACACCCTACGGCGCGAACGCGTTCATGCTGACCCATCTTGGTCAAATCTACGGTGTGGACCAGGGGGTCGGATCGAATACATCTGTCTACGTGCAGTTCATAGGTCCTCCTGGCTACGTCGTGGCGCAGGGCTTCACGGTGGGAGACGGCACCTACCAATACGTGATTCAGGACGGTGGCATCATCAACTCCTCAGGTTCTTCGTCACTGCTGTTCAGCGTAGCAACCACCACGGGGTCGTGGTCGGTTCTTCCAGGTACAGTCACGCAGTTGGTGACTTCGGTTCCGCAGGAGGTGCTCGACGCTGGCTTCGCTGTTAACAACCCGCAGGCTGGTCTGCCCGGAACCAGTGCAGAGACAGAATACGACTATCGCGCACGCGTGCTTCAGGCCGGGCTCGCTGCGTCTCAGGGAATGCCCCGTTATCTGAAGACGCTGCTGGGCCAAGTGCCGGGCGTGCAGCAGCGTCTCATCGCCGTGCTCTCACAGGTAGGTGGGGGCTGGTTGATTATGGTTGGTGGAGGAGACCCCTTTGCCGTCGCCAACGCCGTGTGGACAGCCTTGTTCGACACATCCTCGATCGTGGCGTCCACCATCGCTATCTCCAATATATCGAAGGCTACGCTCGGCGTCGTGACGACAGCCATCAGCCACGGTCTGACGACGGGTCAGGCCAACGTCTACCTCGCGAGCGTAGCGGGGATGACAGCCGCCAACGGTGGACCCTACACGGTCACGGCGATCGACGACACTCACTTCACCTTCGGGGTCAACACGTCCACATTCGGAGCGTACACGAGTGGCGGCGTAGTGACGCCAAACTCGCGCAACGTGTCTGTCAGCATTAACGACTATCCTGACACGTACACGATCCCTATCGTAGTTCCACTCCAGCAGACCGTCTCCATGGTGGTGACGTGGAACACGACGTCCGATAACTTCGTCTCTGAGGCGGCGGTAGCACAGCTCGGGGCGCCCGCGCTCGCGGCCTACGTAAATAGCATCGCGGCGGGGCAGCCGATGAACCTCTTCGAGCTGCAGGCGACATTCCAGCAGGCCATCTCGAACGTACTGGACCCCAACCTTCTCACGCGCATGGTGTTCGCGGTAGCGATAGATGGAGTAGGAGTTTCTCCTAGTGCGGGGACGGGCATTCTCGCCGGAGACCCGCAGAGCTACCTAAGCGCCATAGTCTCAGACATCGACATCGTGCAGGGCTGACCGGTGGAACAGGTAAACCTCCACAGATCAAACGTCAGCGTAGTCGCAGTCGGAGGCATCTCTCAGGTAGCGATGTTTGGGCCACTGACGAGTGGTATGATCGTCAACCCGTACGCTGCCGAAGACCAGGGGTTGTTCGCGCCGGAGACGCTGTACGTGAGTTTCGTCGGTCCGGCAACACTGCAGGCCACCGCGACGACGATCGCCGTACAGCCCGGCGGCGTGCTGAGAGTTCCTTCGGACGACACCACGAGCGTCTGGGTGAACGCTGCGACCAGCGGCCACAGGTTCAGCGCGTTCGTTGTGCAGGAACCGTCGTCGTTCACCCCAGTTCCTTCGCTATTCCCGCCCTCTGGCCCCACCGGACTGCTGAGAATCACACCGTCGTACCTCTACCAGGAGTACCAGGACGACCTGGGCTGCCAGGCGTTCGTGGACGCCTACAACGTGCTAGCACAGAGCTATCTGGACTGGTTCAACGCCATCGAGCTGCCGGTCTACACCAATTCCCTGATCACTGGTGCGCTGCTGGACTTCGTGGCGCTCGGGCTGTACGGGCTAGAGCGTCCGGCACTGCCGTCTGGCAAGAACCAGAATATTGGAACGCTCAACACATTCCACTTCAACCAGATCGCAATGAATACGCTGAAGGTGGTGGGTAATCAGGACTTCTACGCCACCACGGACGACATCTTCAAGCGCATCTTGACGTGGCAATTCTTCAAGGGTGACGGCAAGGTCTTCAACGTGCGCTGGCTCAAGCGCAGGATCATGCGGTTCCTGTTCGGTACGAATGGAACCAGCTACAACGTGGACCAGACGTACACGGTCAGCGTTTCGTTCGGAGCTGGCAATCAGGTCAACATAGACATCGGCCTCGGCACGCGGCGCATCACCGGCGGAGCGCTGCTCAACAAGTTCGCGCTCAATCGGACGAGAACGAACGAGCTCGACACGACGTTCACTCCCTCCCCGGCCATACCCACCGCCATCATTCTGAAGGCGGCGATCGAATCAGGAGCGGTGGAACTTCCCTTCCAGTTCACGTATGTCGTGAACGTAGCGTAGACAGATGGAGAATTAAGCAATGGCAACTCAGTTACTCTTCGCCAACGACGCGCAGTCTACGCTCGCGGGCGGCATCAGCAACGTGGCAACGACCGCCAACCTCGCGGCTGGGACTGGAGCGCTGTTCCCCAACCCCGCGGCGAACCAGTATTTCGTGATGACGTTCACCGACAGAGCGACTGGTCTCGTCAAGGAGATCATCCACGTCACTGAGCGGTCGGGAGACGCTATCACGATCGTCCGCGCACAGGAGGGCACGTCCGCGGTGGCGTGGCTGGCTGGAGACTTGGCGGATAGTCTGGTAACCGCAGGGCAGATGGCTGAATTCTCTGAGCTAGACGCTGCCAACACGTTCACCGCTCAGCAGACGATGCCCTCACACATAGCTCAGGAGGGAACCACCGCCACACTCGCAGGGGGAACGTGGGCGGATATTATTACATCCGCGACCACATCGGCTAGAGCAGCCTGCTACACTGTGACCGCGCAGTCCGGTAACGGATATGGAGCAACGGCAAGGTTCCAGGTCTCAGAGTTCACTATCAACAAGCTCGACGAATTGCAGACAAACGTAGCGGGGCCGACGTTCCGTGTTAACGCGGGCAAGATCCAGGTTCAGCACAACATGGCATCACCACAGCCTGTCGTATG